GCCCGTAGAACGGGCTCCATGAGTCTTCTCTAAACCCTCTTTAGTAGGAGATATACTGTGCAAACTCGCTCAAGGCTTCGTCTTTCCACGTATACGGGATACCGTACTGAAAAGTTCGGAGGTCACGTTACTAATGGAAATACGTATATAGCCAACAGTGAGCAATGTGATGATGTCACAGGTATAAATGCTGGTGATAACCAGCCTTTTACCGTCACTCGCATAGAGCGTAGTGGTGGTCTCATCAATGGCACGGAGAAATCGAATCTCACCGGATACATATGGAATTATTATCCATGTGCATACGTTGAAGATTCGTGGACTACGTCCCATCTCAGTATATCAGGCCAGCCCTCGAATGGATCTCTAGCTACTCAATTAGCAGCTAGGACTCAGCCTTTTCGTGCTGAGGCCCTTTCGTGGGAATATATGTCAGAACTCTCTTCTCTAGGGAGCCTGGCTCGCTTTAAGTATAAGGATGCGTTAAGACGATTGTTTAATTTCGTCCCGATGAGATTGTTCAACCAGCTCTCACGAGCTGCGAAGTATAATCTTTTAGTCCGTTTTGGACTCATCCCACTTATAAGCGACATAAATGTGCTACTTCAGTTCCAAAAACGTGTCGATGGACGCGTTGAGGAAATGAAACGCCTTTATGAGAAACGTGGCCTTAGGCGGACTGTCCATCTTTGGGACGGTAGCTCTCATGCTATCGTCGCAAATCAGACTATCCAATCGCAGGGAGTTTTACTCCATGCTCGGATAACCAAGTCTACCACTGTCAAACTCCGTGGCCATATAAGATGGCGTGGGATTTTTCCGGTCGGAAAGACTGATGAACGGTTACATCGTATGGCATCTGATGCCGTCTCGGGTACCAATTTGGACGCGAGCGCCATCTATAATATGATGCCATGGTCTTGGCTTATCGATTACTTCCTTAATCTTGGTAACTTGATTAAAGCAGGTTCGAATAGCTTTGACGTGTACCATGAACAAGTTCGTATCATGGAACATCGACGTACTAGAACAGCTTCTTCTAATCACGATTGGGACAATCAGGGTACAGGTTTTCTTATTACCTGTTCTCCCTTCTTTGTCACATCTGAAAGTAAGAAGAGGACTCTAGCCACTCCTACTTTAAATGCCCAGGAGTCCATTTTAACAAATGGACAACTGTCGATACTCGGTTCACTAGCAGTCCTTCTTGTTAAATGAAGGATGGATCTGCTACCCTGTCCGGGTAGTTTTCCATATAAATTGCTCTTGAACCGAAAGGAATTGATTATGTTCGCAGATCCTCTTGTTATCACGGTTAATGCCGTTGCGAAGAATCTTATTCGCATCAACCAAGATGGATACTCTTCTGAGTATCTTCTCAAGGAGGCAACCGGTGAATGGCGTGCCAAAATCCGGAACTCATCGTTTGCGGACAAGACTCGTGACGGTCGAATGGTTGATCGTCACAACATCGAGTTCACGTATACGATTTATCCGGTGGCACCGGCAGTCTTCCCCTTTATTAGGAAAGATTACCACGTCTTTCAAAACGACGTGGGCGACGATGCAGCACTTGCTGCAAAGCTCGTTGCCGGGCTATCTGCCTTCGTTACGGAGGCAAATGCTACCAAGATGATGAATTTCGAGTCGTAAAGAACGACCCATATATTCATTATCTTTTTCGAGGGATTATCTGCGGTTTGGAATCACCATCTAACTGAAAGGTTAAAGTGATGAAAAGCCAATCTGATAATCTATTCCATATCGTGCGCGGTGTCTGTGAAGACATCCGTGCGGCGTACCCAACCCTAAAGGGATTGGATCTCGATTTAGAGAGACTCTCCCTTCTCGTATCGAAACGAGGTCTTGGGTGCTTTACCCTTGACCTTCCATGCCGAGAGACCCAGTTAATCGCGGGTCTCGAGACTGGCCTCCTTCGCTCTGAGGGAACCTTACGGTTCTCTAAGAGGTATCCAGTGCCGCGTTTATTTGCGGGACTGTATATGAGGATCTTTGATCGAGAATTACGCTTAAGATCTGATGCAGATATTAATGCTATCATGTTCTTAAGGCAAGTTTTATGCCTTGGGAAGAAGATAGAGATTCCCTGTAGCAAAAAGCGTAAGCTCATAGCTATAAAGGAATACATTAATGTCGAACAAAAGATGGTCCAACCCACACTATCGTGGGGATTGGATTCCCTTGATTGTCCTAGTGATCGCGATAGCGTTCACCTTTGTGACAATCTGGCTCCTGATCTTCCGCTTTACCCCGAGTACAATATCGGACGTACAGCGAGAGAGCAGCTTCTCTTACAGAGATGTCAGCGCTTTGCCGACTATCTCGCAGAGAAGCTCGGACCCTTCTGTCCAGAATGTGTCATTGACACAAGACAGGCGGAAGCCCGAAGAGTAGGGTTTAAGCATGGACCTGGTGCTGTTGCAGAAAAGTGTGAGAAGTACTATGATAAGTACCTTTTCACAAACTGGTCTGCTAAGCTCGAAGGACTATACCCGTGGGAAACTACGGGTAAGATGCCTCTTGATGTTAGGCTAACGCCTAACAACCATGAAGTACCTGCCTACCTTCATTGTGTTCCGAAGACCGCAAAAGGTCCTAGGATCATCGCAGCGGAACCTAGTGAACATATGTTCACTCAGAATCTTCTAGCGAGTTGGCTCGTCGATCGAATTTCTTCGACTCAATTGTCGAGATTTATCGATTTTCGAGACCAATCAAAGTCTGGGAAGCTAGTTCTTAAAGCATCTCTCGATCAGTCGTTGGCTACGATCGATTTGTCGTCAGCCTCTGATCGGCTCTCTTTGTATGTTGTTGAGAGGATTTTTCGGAGAAATCCGTCTATCCTCAAAGCAATTCACGCAACGAGAACGCGATGGTTGAGACTCCCTTCTGGGGAGTGTCTTGAACTAAAAAAGTTCGCATCGCAGGGTACAGCTCTCACATTCCCAGTTCAGACTCTCGTCTTTTGGTGTATCGCCATGGCAGTTTGCTATGATGGTATACCTTCTGATGAAGGTCTTTCTGGTTTTAGAGAGAAGGTCCGGGTCTACGGGGATGATATTATCATCCCTACGACCAGGTACGCTGAGACCGTGGTACTTCTTTCCACGCTCGGTTTGGAAGTCAATCTTGAGAAAAGCTTTTCAAGAGGGAACTTCCGCGAGTCTTGTGGAACTGACGCCTTCAAGGGTTATGATATAACCCCTATAAGGCCGAAGACTACAGTCTCCGATGGTCCAGCATCTTGTCAAGCCGTTCTTGATACAGTCAACAACCTTTTTTGTAAAGGATATTGGAATGCCTCAGAACAGCTCAAACTTCGACAGCCTCTTCGTATTCGCAATGGATACGGAGTGGTGGGCCGAGATGCTGGTGCCACAGGGTATGTTTCAGACAGCTTTGATACCGTCTGTAATCGAAATGTTCCCCAAGGACCACAAGTTGGTCCTACTGGAAGGGTTCCTCGACGAGGACAATCCCACCATGCAAATAATGACTATCCGAGAGGCGGTATGCCCCTCGGTGACCCATTATCTGCTATGGAAAGGATGGGAATCGTTCGGAGAACTCTTACCGATGTCGGATTCCGATATCGGTGGAATGCTCGATTGCAGCGGTTCGAAGTTTGGACCAAGTCAATTAAGACCAAGTCCAAAGTCCTACCGTACCACTATGGCTATTCTGGTTTGCTCGACGGGCAACTTTGCCCTCAAGAACCTTCGGCGTTTAAAACGTCTGGGGTTCGTGGAGTTCCAGAGAGGCCGCGCCTCGTAATTGGGACGCGGTGGGTGGCCCATTCAGATTTATTCTGAATGGGGCAGTGAGGATTAACTTCCTCTGGGTGATCACAC